TAGTCAAGAGTACCACTCATAGCAAGAGCAGAAGCTACATCAGCAGAAGTGATGATGAAGTTGCCCTTTCCTCTACGAGTTTGCTGTGCGATTGCGTTAGCGTCTCTCTCGATCTGGAACATAAGTCCCTTGAATTTCTCAACAGACCATCTACCGTTACTGTCAACGTCTAGGTCGAATACACCAGCGTTAGCAACGTTGTTCTGAGCACCTTGCTTAGCAACGGTGTAAACAGTTCTAACAACTTCACGGTTGATCTCAGCAAGGATCTCACTAGACAATAGGTTAGCAAGTTCCTGCTCAGCGTCAAGACCATGAATAGCTTTCAAGTCTTGAGCAAGTTCAAGAGTGTATTCTGCTTTCAAAGCACGAGTCTTTGCAGTAACAGAAGTCTTCTCGATGCTGAAGCTCATCTCGTTGAAGAGAGTAGATCCAGATCCTAGTGTCTCGGCGTCTTCTCTAGCAATGTTGCCTGCTTGACGCTCGTAGTTAGCAGCAGTTGTACCACCACCAGTTGCATCGTTAAGAAGACCTGGGTTAGCATCAGTTGCTCCACCGTCTCCAAGAGGAGATACAGGATCGTTGTATGCTGCAGGACCTTGAGAGTTACCAGAGAAGTTGGTGTCAGGCTCGTTGTATAGTGCCTCTGATCCAGCACGTAGTGCAGAACCGTTCTCTTGGTAATGTGACTTCATCGCAAAGATTAGTCCAGTAGGACCACTCATTGGTTGAACGCCACAAATGTCGTATGCTACTAGGTTAGGCATAGCACGACGGATGAGACTAATCATCACTGGGTCGAAACCAGCTAGTCCACCAGTCTTAGTGTCTAAGCCACTACCAGATAGTGCGTTTGTACCGATAGCACCAACAGTGTTGGATGCTTCGTTAATCATACCACGCTCTTCGCGTAGCTGTGATTCTGTGTTTTCTAACAGAACAGCGGTAACAGCCTTTCTATAGTTGTCTTTGATAGAGCCTGCGCCCTCATGACTTAGAACAGGTGCCCACTTTTCGGTTAGAGCTTTTGAGTTAAACATTTTGTTTAATTGCTCCGTAAAAAATTGGGTTAGTTATTATCAGGATTGCCAGCGATTAAGAGCGTTGAGGTATTGTGCCATTGCTGGTGTTACCTCTGCGTTCTCTCCTTCTACTGGAGTTTCGTCTGCAACCTCACTTTGAGTTACAGTTGCTTCCTTGAAGTAAGACTCTTTGATAGTTTTCACTTTCTTAGAGAACTCTTCTTCGGTAGTGAACTCAACGCCCTCAGCGAGTGCAGCGAGTTTGTCCTTTTGAGTATCTGCGAGTCCTTCTGAAACAGTGTTCAGAATGTTGAGTTTAGCAGTCTCGTTAAGACGGGTTTGTAATTTCACATTAGCTTTGACCTGTTCGTCAAGGCGCTCTTCCATTTCACGAATAGAGTCGGCCATACCTTCTACCACATCGACTTTATCGTCGGGGATAGCGATATAGTGCTCCTCAAAGAGACCCTTGAGACCTGCGATGAAGTCTTCAGTGATCTCATTTCTAATACCACGGTCCACAGCAACTTGATTTTGCTCCATCCATGTACCGATGGCGTAGTTCACAGTGCCATTAACTTCCTCGGAAAGCTCTGCTTTAGCAGCGTCTACTTGCTTATCCAATTCAGTGGCAAAGTGTTCTACAAGCTTGTCATACTCTTCAGAAATTTTCGCTTTAACAGCAGCTTCAAAGATAGTCTTTGCTTTTTCAGCGAACTCTTCTGAGAGTTCTGTGCCCTCTACTAGGGCAGCAACGTCAGCGGAAACGTCAAGTTCCTCAAACGAAGGTTTGATGGGGTATGTCACAGCAGGACCTGTGCTGGTTGCGTATGCAGCATCTGCACCAACTGTAGGCATTGGATCCTTGCCAGGCTTACCAGAGGTAGAAGTCACACTGCCATCTTGCGATACAGGTGCTGCTGCCTTGGCGCCAGGATTCTCTTCGCCATCATCGTCGTCTTCGTTAGGAGCGGTAGATGTACCGCCAAGATCAGTAATTGACTGACCTGCAGGAGCGACGCTTGGAGCGACAGTTGGTTGAGGATCCTTGCCGCCAGAACCAGTCTGTGCGTCAGAGACCTGAGTGGGTTCACTACCAGTGCCAGGAATAACAGTTGCAGAAACGGTAGGCATTGGATCTGCCGCGTTCTCTACGATCACCTTTTGCTCGGTAACGAACTCCTCAAACTTTTCATTTAGCTTGTCTGACATTTGAGTTTACCTCGTAATTTCCGTATAATTAATCTAAGTTTATTTATAGAATCAAAGATTTGAGAGGAAATGCTCAAAAACTTTGAGCGTTTTCTCTTCCATGGTGCGGCGGTTTGCGCCTTCCATGTACTTCTGGTATTTAGCAACTTCTCTTTCTTTTAAAAGTCCGTTGTCCCATACCCATTCCTTACCTTCCATGATTCCATTCACGAATGCATCAGGTGCGGAGGGATCTGCTACAATATCTGCAGCAGTTGTAAGCATGAAGTCATCTGCAACAACGTTGCAGTCTTCTACTTTTTGAATGCTTCCCATACCACGAGAGGAAACACCCAACTGAACTCCTTCGCCAAGTAAATTTTTAGCGATGTTACCCATTGGGGTATCTAGGATTTGTGCCTTACCAATGAAGTTATTACCCTCTGATTTGAGAGAAACAATCCTATGCGATACTCTATCAAGATTGATAGTAGGACCGTCTGGATGACCGAGTTCACCTAAAGCACGTTTAGATTGTACATACTCTTCATTGTATCTCTTGACCTCTCGCTCAAGAACACTAAAAGGATACATACGACCGTTGCGGTTCTTTAGTTCTGACTGAAGGAAAACACCTTCAATATAAAGAAGTTTCTTTCCGTTTTTCTCCTCAGTAAGGAGTTTAACGTCTTCAATCGTTTCCGTTATCAGTTTCATCGGTAGTTTCCGTTTCGGTTGGTTCGTCAAAGAATGTGTTTGCTACCACCTTTTTGTAATCTGCCATTGCTTCAGAAGCTTTGGAAAATAACATATCGTGGACAGCATCAATAGCAGCTGCACGTTGATTATCGTTGATTTTTCCAACGATATCCACAGCACCTACTTCGTTATTAACTTCAGTTTGTTCAGACATAATAATAGTTCAGTATATTTTATTTATTATTTGGAGAAGGTTTAGGTGCGGACTTTGCTCTTTTAAGGTCTCTTTCAAGCGCAGCATCTGCTGAAGCTGCTTCTCTTTCTGCAGCATCATCTGCTTGCATACCCTGAATTTCTGGGGCGAGTGCCTGATTTGTTTGCTGCATATTGTCAAGAACATTGACTTCTACAGGATCAATAGCTAAACCAGTATCGATATCAGAACGCATCTGCTTATCGATGTCACGCATATCTTTATTGGTTTGACCCAAGATGCGTGTGCGAATATATTCTGTTGAGAAATACTTGCCAACAAAAGGATCCATCTGTGTGACAGTTGCTATGCGT